TTTTCTATAGGAAGTACTGCTTCTGGTCCAGCTTCACCACCAACTTGTGGTCTACCATTCATCATGCCAAATACAGTTGGCTTTGTTAATATACCACCTTCTGCATACCAATCTACGCCGAGATGTGGTACCTTTGGTGGCATTAAACTAAACTCTCCATCTAATTTAAAATGAGGTAATTTAATATGTGGAAATTTAATACTAAGTCTAGAAAAGAATCCTTTAATTCTATCTACTTGCTTACCAACAAATTCTGCTGCTATCCTAATAGGTGTTTGTATAGTCTCTTTAATACCATTCCATACACTACTAGTTACTGACTTAATAGTGTTCCATACTCCGGTAATTACTGACTTAACTACATTTACTGCACCAGTAACTACGCTCTTAATACTATTCCATACACTACTTATAACACCTTTTATTCCATTCCATACTGAACTTGTAACTGATTTAATTGCATTCCAAACTGTTGTTATTACTGACTTAACTACATTTATAACAGAAGTGACTACGCTTTTTATACTATTCCATACAGTTGTTATTACGCCTTTAATAGCGTTCCAAACTGTTGTCGTAACACCTTTAATAGCATTCCAAACTGTTGTTATTATGTTTTTTATAGCATTTATAACTGTTTGTATTGTAGTTTTTATAACATTCCAAATAGGAAGTACAAACCCTTTTATACTATTCCATATAAGTTCCCATATAGCTTTTATTATATTTAGTTCTGTTTGTATTATAGTCTTTATTATAGTTATTACAGAAAGAACTATAGCTTTTATCACTTCCCAAATTAATTGAAAAGGATATTTAATGCCTTCCCATATAGTCGTAAATATATCCACTATAGCTTGCCATGTAGTTGAAAAGAAATCTTTTAATCCATTCCATACACTTTCTGAAACATCTTTAATACTGTTCCAAAGATTGGATAACCATTCTTTTATACTTCCCCAGTTCTTATATATTAAAAAAGCAACCGCTGCAAATGCTGCAACCGCTACAGTAACTAGACCCACTGGAGACGTTAAAAAAGTAAATGCTGCTCCTAATCCCTTTACAAACCCTCCTAATTTTTTAACTAATCCAAAAGTTTTTATAAAACCTAATATTCCTTTTTCAGCAACTTTTAATTTTAAAGAGTTAAGTACAAATCCAGACATGAGAACTCCAAAAAAAACTCCAAGTGTCTTTAACATAGTTTTATGCCTTTTTAAAAAATCATTGAACTGTTTAAATTTATTACTTACATTTTGTATTTTAGCTGGTAAGTTTTGAAGTACTAGTGCTAGCTTTTTAAAAGCATCGACTAAAATACCTTCTTGCATTCCACCTAATTTGATAAGTAAACCTTCCCAAGCACTTTTAACTCCAGCTATAGCTCCACCAAGACCACCATCCATTGTGTTTGCCATTTTCTGTGTTTGCCCATCACAATTTCCTATAGCTTTAGTCATTTTATTAAATTCTTCATCGCTAGAGTTTACAACCGCAAGCATTCCAGACATGGCTTCTTGACCAAATATAGTTGATGCCATTTGAGCTTTTTGTGCATCTGTAAGCTTACTAAACTTTCCTCTTAATTCTTGCATAAGAGTAGTGAATGGTTTAACTTTACCTGTACTATCTGTGAGCGCTATACCTAGTTTCTTCATAGCTTTAGCACTTGCTCCAGTTGGATTGGCTAACTTAGTAAATGCACTTCTAAGTGTTGTACCAGCTTGAGAACCAACTATTCCTTTGTTAGCCATAAGTCCAATTGCTACAGCAACGTCTTGAAGTTTATAACCTAATGATCCTGCTACTGGACCACAATATTTAAAAGTTTCTCCTAATAAACTAATATCTGTATTAGCTGATGCAGCAGTTGCACTTAGAACATCTGTAAACATTGTTGTATCTTTGGCTTTTAACCCAAATTGACTTAATCCATTAGACACTATTCCGGCGGCTTGCCCAAGGTCAATAGCATTCGCAGTAGCAAAACTTAAAACTGGACCTATACCTTGCATAATCTCGCCTGTTTTCCAACCGGCTCTAGCAAGGTTCTCCATTCCTTGTCCAGCTTCCGTTGCACTAAATCTTGTCTTGGCTCCTAAATCTTCTGCTTTTGCCCTTAATTCCATAAATTGCTTACCTGTTGCTCCACTAACCGCTTGTACTTTTCGCATTTGGTCGTCATATGTAGCATAAGTAGATACTATCTTTTTTTCAAATGCTGCTACTGCGCCGATTGTAAACGCACCAGCTACTACCTTGCCTATTTTTGAAAAAGCACTGGAGATTTTTCCTTCTGCATTTTGGGCGTGACCAGTTACATTATCAATTTCTCTGTTAGCTTCTCTTCCATTAACAGCAATACGCCCCATTAGGGCAAATAACTCCATCTATTCACCCCCTTACTTGTCTTTTATCCTTCCTAAGATTCTTTCAGCTTTCTCAATGTTTGCTATTTCCTGGTCCTTACTCATTTTTCTATTAGTTACACTTTTCTTAGATTGAATTTCCTTTTTCCATGTTTCAAAATCTTGATCTATATCTTTATGCAGCCATATTTGCCACAAATCTTCTTCTCTTTGCTCTTTAATTAAATACAAAATAAAATCCGTTAGTTCTTGCATATCCATAGTGGAAAGCAACTCTAACGGATTACCATATCTTTTATATAAAATATCTTTAAACTTATTCTCACCTATTTGAAAGATAAGAATATAAGTTTGAAAAAACTTTTTAATTCTTCTTTCTTAAAGAAATTTATAATTAAAGTGTTGTATTCCATAAAATCTAACTTTTCTATTTCTTTTACTTTAACATCACATAAATTAGCCAGTAATTTATTGATATCTGACTGAGCATCATCTAAATTACACATTATTGTATCAGCAACATCAAGCATTACTTCTATACCTATGGCTTTATAATCTTCTTCTGATTTTTTACCCTTTTCAAAACTACCTTGTTTTTTTAAGAACTCTTTTACAGCTTCTTTTGCTCTTGTTTTAGACATAATCTTTAACATTAAGAATGTATCTTGACCGCCTAATTTTCTCATTTCTAATTTATTTTCCATGACTTATTCCTCCTTAAAATAGAAAAAAACCCATTACCATGAGTTCTAAATTATTCTTGTACCTTTTCTGTTTTTATTTCTTTAACTTCTTTATTAATTGGTGGGAAGTATATTCTAGCTGGCAACTTCCTATCTGCAACCTGGTCAGCACTTGCATGTGCTTCAAATTTCATCTTTAAAACTGCTTCATTATCATCTTTAGTTTCAAATTCAAGGCCACTTGTACATAACGCATTATCTAAAACAACTATAATAGGTTGATTACTTCCTGTCATAGTCCCTACTAGTGCTAAGTTATCTATATAATCACTATCCTCTAATTTACCTTTACCTTCAACAACTGTATAACCCTCTGGTGCTTCATCCTCATTTGCCTTTCTAATTACTCCATTTAAAGCTAATCTAATATTTTCAGCAGTTACTTCTTTAACATTTACCTCCATTTCAGCATCAGAAGTTTGGAGTACTTCTTGCCCCTTAGCTTTGGTAAAAACTCCATCTACTTTTATTTGCCTATATTTTTGTTCTATTTTAACTTTGTTACCTTCTGCTGTGGCACCTAATAAAGTACCTTCCCATTCCTTCTTTTCCTTATTATATTTTAAGTTCTTATATATTGCTCCAGCATCTACAAAATAATACTTAGGAGTATCTTTTGTATATCCTGTGGTTTGTAAACTCATTTTATTCCCTCCAATCTACCTTACAATATAATTGTAACCATCTTCTTTTTATCTGTTTATTTGTAGTAGGTATCATTCGCCTACTTGATACTTTAAATTGCAATAATACTTTATCTGTTAATATTCTAGTTTTAATAAAATGCTTTCTTATATCCTCAGTTAGTTGTTCTAACCTTATAGTATCAGCTCCACAATTATCAAATATATCTACATCAATATAAAAACCTTCTCTTGTATTTTCTAGTGCTTCACCAGAATAAGAGAAGGTCACATATGGATATTTAACTTCATCATCTGTATTAATTTCTAAATAGCTTTCTTTACATACTTTTTTAAATTCTTTAGTTAGTTCTATTAAAAAAGGTATCATGTTATCACCTTATTTCTCTTAAATATCTATTTAGTAGTTGAATCAATGCTTGTTTGTTTTGCCTATAGGCTGGTCTTAAGTAGGGTTTAGGTTTCATACCTTTAGTAAAGTGGAATTTACCACTAGAATCCACATAGCCCCAGCCACCTTTCCTACCTTGACCATTCTCTGCAAACTCTCCAGTACCAAACTCAACATAAATTGCATAATCAGCATTAGTTCCTATATATGCTTCTAATTTATCAACTACTATATTATGGTTAATACTTGTTTTTAAATTACTTGTATCAACTGGAGCTAATGCTTTAGCTTGTGATTGTATAACTAATGCAGCAGCTTGTAACCATCTTAATTCTGCTCTTTTTATAGCTTCTTTACAAGCTCTACTATTATTTCTAAACATTATGCTCACCTATAAATTTCAAGTATAATTCTAAGTGATCATGTATAGATACTGGATCATCAACAAGAACTATATCATATCTATTATTTTTACTATCTATCATCCAATGCTTAGTAGTTATATCATCTCTATAGTCCGTAATAAGAATATGAGATGATTCTTGAATAAAAGCATTATTTGTATTTGTTTCATCTCCAGTTAGTAAATCTAAATATCCTTGCATCTTAAACAATTCTTCTTCTTTCTCTATATGTCCACCTATACCATTATCTTTTTTAACAATACCCATAACTGAAAAACTTGGTGCTCTTGAAGTATCCATTATGACCACCTCAATTTTTTGTATTTATCCAAGAATTTTAATAATGCCGCTGGATACCCTTCTACACTTTCATCATTACCCATGTCAAAGTATTCAGTCGATACCCTAGCTATGCTTTCTTTTTTAATACCTATCTTATCAGCCATTTTATTATCATACTGTAATAATTTAACAACTCCTAGCTTAATATCATCAGGATATACAACTTTTGTTATAAGACAATTACATTCTTCTTCCTGTATATCTTCTTTGACTTTTATATATGTTTCAGATACTTCTAAAACTTCATATACTCCATTATTTTGAATACTATCATCTATATCAATAGTATTGCCCTTTCTAAATCCTAAGGCTTTAAAATTAACACCAGTTATTGTATTGCCATCATTAAAGAATAAATGATTACTTACTCTCACTCTAGTATCTAAAAACTTATTATTGGTCTTATTTCTTATCATAGTTTCAATAGCATTTAATTTAAATTCTAATTCAACATCCTTACTATCATCTTTTATTTTTAAAAGTTTCTTAGCTTCTTCTAAAGATATAATCAAATTATCACCACCTATGAAATAAGACTAAGAAAATTAATCCTTAGCCTATGCTTCCGCTACCTTTTGCTTTACAGTTAAACATGCTAAACAATCTGATTGAACTACTTTAGCACCAAATACATATAATCCTTTCATTGCATCCGCAAATGATTTTTCTGGTCTATATGCTTCTATTTCAGTTACTTGTCCAGCAAAACTAATAGCCATATCTGTTCCAGCCATTATAGAATAATTTCCTGAAGATACTGGAACGTTATTAGACATTCGTAGACTAAACCCAGCTACTGTAGCACCTTCAACAACTCCATTTTCTAATATCTTATATTCTTTTGTAAATCTGGCATCCTTAGAAAGTAACCCTAAATAAAAAGGTGGTAAAATAGCAAATCTACCTACCCTTGGAACATTCTTATTATCTAATTCAACACCTAAATCTACTAAAGTATCATAAGCATTAGTTGGAGTTAATTCTATTGGTTTTGATGAACTCCCCATTCTTATTTTTGCATCTTTAACAAATGTAGCAATGAATTGGTCTATAACATCTTGTACTGCATATGATGCTCTTCCCATTCCTTTATCTACTAGAGTTATATTTGCTTGTGCTTTATCTACATCATCAACCTTAAAATTAAAATACTTTGCTTGATCTATTGTAAGTATAGTTTGACTAGATTTTAATTCTTCTGGATCATCTATCTTTCCATCTTTATAGTCTTTAACTGTTACATCCCCCATTTGATTTATCTTAACAGTATCACCATACTTCTTAATTTCTCCTTCATAATCTCTATTTACTGCATTAGCATATACTAATTTCTTATCTAAGTTAGCAAGTAATCTTGCGCTCCATATTTGTGGTATAAAATTCTTTACTGACATTTAACATCTTCCTTTCTTATTAATCAAATTTTAAGTCTTTTATTGTATCCCAATTTTTATTTATTTCATCTGGTGTCATGCTTTTTAACTGGTCCATTGTAAAACTTTGTGGTGGATTGTCTGCTCCAGGTAACTTATTAACTATTATCTTAGGATTATCCTTATTAGGTTCTTGATTTTCAACTTTAAAAAAAGAAGCATTATTTTCACTAAGCTCCTTTACTTTATTATCTAAATCTTTTTCAATATCTAATTTTTCAATATCACCTATTTTATAAAGCATATAGTCTAAGTCAGTACATCCTAAATCTTTTAACTTACTCTTAATAGTAAATTCTTTTTGATCCTTAGCTCTAGCCGCTTCTGATTCTGCTGCTTTGTTTTTGTAATTTTCAATTTCAGTTTGTAAGCTCTCTATGTCCTTATTGTCCTTCTTAACTTTATCTAATGTTTTATTAGCTTCTTTTAAATCACTTTCTAGTTGTTCTTTTTGACTTTTAAGCTTGTTATATCTTTCTTCTATGTTTTCTTCCTTAGTTGTATATATCTTATTTTCCTTCATTCCTCCTATTACCTTTTGTATTTGTTCATCTGTAAGTCCTAACTTTTTTAATAATTCTTCCATATTAACCTCCTATATTTACGCTTTTATACGTGTTTTGCTTCACAAATATAGCTACTTATTTATTCTTTTACGCCTTTAATAAAGCTAAAAAGGCAAAATAAAAAAGTCTTATAAATAAGACTTTTTTATTTTAGTTTGTTTAGCTTGTACTCTATTTTTAAACCATTCATTATAATTTTTATAAGCTATAACTTTCTTAGTTTCATTATCTATTCTAACTGTTGAATTAATACCTTCAACTACATTTATAGTATCACATCTACAATGTACATCCATGCTAGCAACACCAAACAATCTAGGTTGAAGTGCTGTATATCCACTGACTTCAAACTCTTTGTCTATATCCTTAATTTGGCCATCTAAAGCTCTATGCAAGCATCTAGTTTTACCATCTAAAGTTGATAACCATTTCTTTTTTAATCCTATTCCTAACTTGTCAGCTTCCTCATAACTATCTTGTCGTGCTAAACTTCTAAGTCTGTTACCTTCTGTTATCGCTATTCTTAAGCTTTGTTTATAGTCTGCATTAGATATTTCACTTAATTTTTTAGCCACAACTTTATATCCTCTATCATTTATCATATTATCTATTAAACAAGCTTTAGTTTTAATCTTTAAATCATGTAAATGCTTGCTATATAATCTCTCAGATAATTTCAAACCATCTACTGGATATTCTATAGCTTTTTTAACATAATCAGTATTCAGCATAGAAAAACTAAGATTTAACTTATAAGTACTTTCTAACTCATAAAATAGACTAAAATAATTCTGTTCATATGTTTTAAAAGCATGGTTATTTATATCTTTATTATTTATTTTATATAAATCATTAAGCACATTATTTATTTGCATTTCTAAAGACTTTAATCTATTATACTGTAGCCATTCCGAATAACTTAAATCTGAATATCTAATTATATAATCTTTTAATATTTTCTTCATATCTCCTAAGGCATTAGTGTAGTTGATGATAAGTAATCTATCAATTTCCTTTTCATTTTTATTCATCATATTAAGAAGGTCCTTATAGTACTTATTCATCTTCCACACCTTCATTTACTAGTTGCTCTGATAATGAATTAAAATCTATGTTCTTAATTTCTTGATGTTCTACTTTCTCTTTAACTTTTTCATAGTCAAGCTCAAGAATATCACATAAACATTTAAGCACTGTATCATCATCAAGTCTTGTTGCAGCAGTAATTATATTGTTTATTAATTGTCCTTTCGCTTCTGCATCTATTTTTTCATTATTGGCTATATCATTTTCATTAACCATAGTTTCACGAATTATACTAATATCAATATCCATGTAATTATAAGCAGTATTAAATCTTCTGTTAATATCATCTACTATAGCTTTTAATAGTTGCCTTATAAGTTTTCTTAGCCTTATCTCTGCTTTATTACATTTAAGGTCCAGTAAAGCATATCTGGACTTAATAACTACATTTGTAACATTTCCATCACCTACTTGAGAAGAATCAAATCCCATTCCAAACTTATATATAGATTCTTTATCTAGTCTTATTTTAGATTCTCTTGCTGCTATAGGAATATCTAT